GATTATTGAAGCAATTAATAGAACATGTAAAGAGCAATTCAGTAAATTTGAACTTATTGATATTATTAATAATATAAAATTACATGAGTTCGATTGTAAAGCATGGAATGTTCCATCATATAATGATGTTTATACATGGTTCTTATATAGACAACTTGATTGTATAAGAAACAGCAAGCAACAAACAGTAAGAACTTATTTGTCACATAAGGAATGTACATCAAAGAAAGCAGATGAACTTATAGATATTTTGAAAGAATCAACTGATATTGATTGGAATACATTTGATGATGGAAAGAAATATGGAAGATTTGTATATAAGGAAACTGTTCATATGAAATCAGATGAATATGGGGAGTTTGATAGAGATAAATTTGTTATTCACAGTGGGTATATACTTAATGATGAAAACAATAGAAAAATCTTTGAAAAAACATCAAAAATTCCAATAAAATGATATAAAAATTGAGAATTTTTTATAGTTTTACAAAACTATATATAATTTTCTTAATTTTTGAATTGCTAATAAACTTTAATACTTTTACTCACTATAAATTAAAACAAAGGTAGAATAATTTATTTATGAATAATACGTATCTTGAAAACGTCATATTCTTTTATATAATTAAGAATTTAAATCTTGTATAGTCTTTTAAAGGAAGATATTTTACTAATCCTGCATTAAAAATTATATTTGATGTGGTTAAACCGCATATATTAGATTTTAGAGCAGAACCAACTGAGCAACAAACAATAGATCTTATTAGATTAGCAGCTAAAGATGATAAAGTAACAGAAGATCAAATTCATACATTATGGCAAACTCGTGATATGGTTAGTCAATATACAGATGAATGGTTAGAACAGAATACAGTAGCATTTGGCGAATGGTAGAATTTAATGACAGGTCTCCGAAGAGTTATTGAATATGTAAAGACAACAGAATCTGAAGTTACATTTGAAAATTGTGCAGAAATTGTACAACATATAAAATCATTATTTCAGAGTGAAACTAATTTTACATTAAATAATTCTAAAGGACATGATTTCTTTGACCCAATTAATCATAAACAAACTGAACTTGAAACAAGGAAAACAGGTTATAATTTTGTTGATCAATGTTTGAAAGGCGGTTGGGCAAATAAGACTCTTAATGTATTTATGGGGTCACCTAAAGTTGGTAAATCTATGTGGCTTTGTAATCTATGTGCGAATTCTGTAAGAAATGGTGAGAATTCTGCATATATTACATTGGAGATGGCTTATCAGCTTGTAGCACAACGTATAGGTTCAAATCTTTTTAATATTCCAATTGAAGAATATGATAAGTATGCATCAGACACAAATCTTATGATGCAGAAAATGAAGGAATTTTATATGAATTCACTTATTAATCCAGGTAAGTTTATTATAGAAGAGTTCCCTACATCATCTGCAACTGTTTATGATATTGAGTCATTCTTACTTAAGCAAGAAGAAGAGTTATCTACAGAAGATAAACCATTTAAGTTTAAGAACATTTTCATTGATTATGTTAATATTATGAAAGACGCAAAGAATCCAAATTCTGAAAGTACATATTTAAAGATTAAATCTATCTGCGAGGATGTTCGTGCGATGGCTCAGAGAAATAATTGGTGTGTTGTATCATTAACACAGACAAATAGAACTGCATATGATTCTACTGATATTGGTATGAGTAACGTTTCAGAATCTGGAGGTCTTATCGCAACTGTTGATAGTTTGTTCGGTATTATTCAGTCATCTTTAATGCGTGTAGATAATACATATTATTTGAAAGCAGTAGCAATACGTAATTCTGGACACATGGGAGATAAGAAGAAATTTGATTTTAATCCTACATATTTAAGAATTGAAGAGAATCTTGAGGAAAATATTATTCCTGAGAATGTTTCATTGGATGGATTAGTAAAAGATAAGCATAAAGGAGATAATAATTACCAACATAATAATTCAAATAATTATTCTTCATCTGTTGGTATTCGTCCCGGTGCATCTGATTCTATGAGTACTCCGCAATTAGGATTAACTGAAACACAAATACAAGCACAAGATTTATTTTCTATGTAAAATATTATAAACAATTTGCTATTTTTATCATATAATTATAGTAAAAGAAAAAATATCAAACATTATATGGCAAGAATTAATACATAGAAGATGCTTAGTAATGATGGGTATTTTGCGAGTTCAGACTATAATGCAGATCTTTCAAGTCAAACAATGACTGTATCTCCTTTAGTCGCAGATTAGTATGATTATGCGATGACAGATGATATAGTCTTGTTGCATGAAAGGAAAGATACAGCAGAAAAATTATATAGCATATGGATAGAATCTCCATTTGCAGAACAATATAAAGTTGATACATCTACATTCGTCGTTCCAAAAATACCTAAGGAAGAAACAGGAAAAATCTTCTATTACATGAAAAATAAATTAGCAGAGGTGAAGACATTATCTGCATATGAAATGGTAATAGCTATAAATGAATTCTTTAATTTTAATTATGATTATGTAGTACGGAAAGTATTGTCACCTAAAATTAAAGCTGAAATTTTGGCTGATTATTATAATAATGGTATGAAGGAAAGAATGGATACTAATGCGTCCGTTAAACTATTTTAAATTATGAATGAAGATACTTTAAAAAAAATTAATTCTTTACATGAAAGAATATTAAAGACTAAAGGTATTATATCCGCATGTAAAGAATTAAAAAAGTTGCATGATATTGAATGGATAATGAAAAGTGATTATCAAACATATCATTATGGAAAACCATATATTGACATTATTCTAAATCAAGATGAAATGAGAATGATGGATGATTTCCTAGATAAGCTAATTTTTAAGAAAGAAAAAGAATTATCTGTTCTGAATGAACAGTTTTCTAAATATTAATAATAGGTTTGATTATTTTCCTATTAAAAAATAATCTGGTGATACGTGAGTAGTGGAGACTCGAACTAAAGAATGACATAGGAAAATAAAATTAAATCTAGTATGAAGTTTATTAAGTCGAAGGAAAGTGAATTACACCCTAATTATGTTTCACGTGTAATTTATATCAAGGAAGAGGATTTCTCTCCGCATCCTAATCCTGAAGTTAACAAGTTAAAGTGTTGTAGAATAGGTGGAGATACAATTTATAATGTTATAGTAAGTAAGGATTCACAACCAGGAAAATATGTATTCTTTCCATCAAGTACACAAATAAATCCTGAATTTTTAAGATATGCTAATTTATATCGTAAAAATGAAATGAATAGTAATCCTAATAAAACTGGGTTATTTGATGATAATGGTAGAGTGAAGTCCATTAGACTACGAGCAACAATGGATAAAATTGATCCATCTACTGGAGAAGTTGAAAAAGTATTTTTACCTAATGGTGTATCAGATGGTTTCTTGATAGAATTACAAGTAGTTCTTAATTTTATATTAGATAATTTTAATATAGAAGTTAATGAGAATGATATAAAGGATGGAACATGGTTTGATACTATTGAACATAATGGTAAATTATTTTGGTTATCAAAGAAATTTATACCAAAGATATTTATAAAGAGAAATAAAACTGGAGGTGATCAATCTAGATATAAGAGAAGACAACGAAAGTTAAAGAGATTTAACAGAGTTATACCAGAACAATTTAGGTTCCATTACGACACTGCACTTGTTAAGAAGGTTCCATTTGTTGTTCAACCTAATGATTATATACATATAAGTTCTAAATGGCACGGTACTTCTCTTTGTGTTGGTTATGTTTTATGTAAGAAACAATTAACTATAAAGCAGAAAATTGCGAAATTTTTAACAGGTTATGAATTTAATGATTATGATTATTTATATTCATCAAGAACTGTTATAAAAAACCAGTATATAATGAAGGCATCTGAAAAAAATGGTAATGTATATCATAAGGGATTCTATAATTTTGATATATGGGGTGAAGCATTTAATGTATTAAAGCCACACATGATAAAGGGAATGATGATTTATGCAGAAATTGTAGGTTATCTTCCAAATAATAATTATATACAAAAGGGATATGATTATGGATGTGTACCTTTAAAGTCTGGTGAAGAGTATACATATGGAAAGCATTTTAAGATAATGATATATCGTATTACTTTAACAAATGTTGATGGAGATGTACATGAATTTTCACCACGAGAAGTACAAGTATGGTGTATTCAACATGAATTAACACCTGTAATTGAATATTATTATGGTAAAGCTAAAGATTTGTATCCTGAACTTGATATAACTAATCATTGGCACGAAAATTTTTGGAATAAGATGTCAAGTGATAAGAATTTTTATATGGAAATGTTATCACCTGAATGTAATAATAAAGTTCCACATGAAGGCATTGTAATTAAAATAGATGATATGATACCTCGTGCATTCAAATTGAAGTGCTATCGTTTTGTTAATAAGGAAGAAAAAGAATTAGATGCAGGTATAACTAATATTGAAGATGAACAATCATCAGAAAATGAAACTAATTAATATTTATGGAAGCATTTAAGTTTAAATGCTTCCATATTTTATATAAATATATAAAATATTTTTTAATAAATGGATAAAAATATATTATAGGAAATTATAGATTATGCAAATAATAAAAATATTTCAGAATAGGTTGCATCAAAAGAAATTACCGGTAAAATTTGTAAGAATTTAACATATTGGAAAAAGGTATATAATTTACAACTAAAGAAAAATATTAAAGGAGAACGTATTTATAATGTTAATGATAATTATTTTTCATTAATAAATCCGATAAATTCTTACTATGCAGGGTTTATAGCTGCCGATGGTTCTATAGATAAAACAAATAAAAATTTGAATATAAAATTATCAATAAAAGATGAGAATTTTTTAAAATAGTTGAAATATAATATATCATCAACATATAAATTATATTATGGTTATAATATTTTAAATAATAAAAAATTTAAAAATGTAAGTTTTCATATTTTATCTGAGTAGATAGTGAATGATTTATATAAAAATTTTAATATTACTAAATAGAAAACGAATGTATATATACCACCAATATTAGAAACTATATATAAGGATTGCTTTATTATAGGTGTAATAGATGGAGATGGTTCTATAGGAGTATATAATGAAAATAGACATAAAAGTAAACGTTTATATATAAGTTGTGTAGGAACATATGAAACACTATTATATATAAAACAAAGATTTGAAGAAATATTATAGGATAAAACATCAAATATTTTTATAGAAGATAAAACAAAAAATTTTGGTTATTATATTATATCATCTAAGAAAGCAAGAACTATTTTTAAATATTATTATGAAAATTATATAATAAAATATTAGTTACCTACATTAACTAGAAAATGGACTAATGAAATATATAATTATTGTGTAAATTATAAAAATAAAGATATATTATTAACACAAAAAGGAGTAAATGTATTTAATTTAAACGGAAAATTGTTATATAAATGTAATAAATTAAAAGATGCGGAAAAGATAACAGGTGTTGCATTTTCTAGAATATCTGCTTTATGTAAAAAGAATTCAAATTTATATGAATCAAATGGATTTATGTTTAGTAGATCGGAAACTATGGAACCATATATATTAAATAAATGTATAAATAAAAAATATAAAGATAATATATTAAAGAGTATAACTAATATTGAAGATGAACAATCTGAAAATATTGATAATGATGATTCAAATAGTTATATTGACGAACAATAATTAAATATTAAATGATGGTATTATATTGAAAAATATAGTATCATCATTTTTTTGTTTTAAAAAATATGTGTATCTTTGTGATGTAATAATTCAATTATAAAAAATAAGAAATATGAATACAACATTAATAGAAATGATTAAAAACGAATATAAGAATCGTTTTAATAAAGAATTAACTGATAATGATACATTAAATACATTAGTTGCAGAAGCATCATATATTCAGCAGGAAACATCAGATCTTATTGTTGATAAGGATGAGTTTGTAAAGTTTTCTGTAATGTATGCATTTGATCGTGTATTTAATACAAATACATGTATGGATTTTCTCCCATTAGGAGAACCCGGTGTTATTGAATCTGAACTGCCATTCTAATTAATATGGTATATTAAACAATTAAAAATAAAATAATTATGAGTAATAAAGTACAATTCTATCCTATGAATCATTCAGATTTCTGGTCTCGTCCTCAGTATCTGAAAACCGGTTATACATTCCGTAATGGTGGTGGTGAAGGTGATATGGTATTTACATTATTAACTGATTTCAATGAAGATGAATGTAATGATGTAAGAGTATTGTGTCATAGTCTTAGAACAGGTTATAATCATGAGGAAACATGGGATGATACACAATATTTAGAGGGATCATTCCGTAATGGTGAATATATTCATTATCTTGAAGAATGTGATTGGCTGAAGGATTATTATAAAAAAGATTAAGCTAAATGGAAACAATTATAATTTATATGTTGATTGCCATTGTGGTATCAGCAATTTGCTCGTTATGTGAAGCTTGTTTGTCTTCTACACCTATGTCTTTTGTATCTACACTTAAAGGAAAATCCGGGGCAGATATATTAAGAAATTTTAAGGAAAATATGGATAAGCCATTGTCTGCTATCCTTATTATTAATACTATTGCAAATACAGTAGGTGCATCTATTGTTGGTTCAGCTGCATCAGCATATGCAGTTGAACAAGGTATTGATGGCGCTTCATTTATAGGTATCATATCAGCAATATTTACAGTATTGATTCTTATGTTTGCTGAGATTTTACCAAAAACTATAGGTGCAAATTATTGGAAAAATATTACATTGTATGTTACTCGTGTAATTAATATAATGATTTATATTACATATCCACTGGTTAAGATTCTTAATTTTGTAACACGTCTTATTAGTAATGATAATGCTGTTGCTATTTCACGTGAAGAGATTATTGCAATGACAGATGAAGGTGCAAAAGAGGGAGTAATTGATAAGAAAGAGAATATGATTATTCAACGTATATTGAAACTTAATCAATATAAAGCTGAAGATATTATGACGCCTGCAACTGTTGTTGAAACTATTGCGGATTATATAACAGTTCATAAAGATACAGATTTATATAAATATCTTTCTAATGGTGATACATTCTCTCGTATTCCTTGTATGAATATGAATAACTATTGTAGTGGTTATATTCTTAAGAATGAATTGGATTTAACAAAGGAGAATATTAAGATTTCTGATTATGTCCATGATATTCATAACTATATTGATACTACAGATGTATCAGATATATTTAATGATATGGTAAAGAATCATGAACATATTTCTGCAATTACTGATGAATATGGAACGTTTAGAGGTATTGTAACATTGGAGGATGTTATCGAAACAATACTCAATATTGAAATTATTGATGAAACAGATGACGTTCCTGATATGCAAGAATATGCAAAGGAACAATATCATGAAGTTATGAAAGATAATGTATCTGAATAATTATCAAACAAATAATCATCTAATGAATATAATTTATAAAAGTATTTTATTTAATGAGTAAAATTATAATTATACCGGATATTCATGGACGTACATTTTGGAAAGAATGTGTGAATCAAGAATGTGATGAAATTATATTCTTAGGTGATTATTTGGATCCATATAGATATGAAGGAATAACTATAGATGATGCTATAAGTAATTTCAAAGAAATTCTTGATTTTAAATCTAAAAATATTGATAAAGTAACACTATTATTAGGAAATCATGATATACAATATATCAGCAAGAAATTTTTATCTAGATCGCGATATGATTATGAGCATGCTGATGAATATCGTAAATTGTTTATTGATAATATAAAATATTTTAAAGTAGTTACATACAGAATGATAAATGATTGTATGGTAACATTTAGTCATTCATGTATTGGTAATCAATGGAAAAACGAATATGTAGGTGAAATAAAACATAAGAATATTTATGATTCTATTACATATTTAAATGAACTTATACAGAAACATGATAATCAAAAGTTAGCAAAAGTTTTTGATTATGTAGGATATGCACGTGGAGGGTATTCTAAATACGGTTCAATACTTTGGGCTGATGAATGCGAATTACAATATGAAGATAATAAATTAGATGATATTTATTATCAGATATTTGGACATACACAACAACAAGAAACACCTATATTTAGAGAAACATATGCATGTTTGGATTGTAGAGCTGGATTTATGATAGATGAATTCGGTACTATTAAAAATATAACAAATAACGAGAAAGAATTTAATATTTCATATAATATATTTAGTCAAGATAAAGTTTAATTATTATGAATAATTATAGAAGATATTTATGGCATAAGAGATATGTAGTTATTTATATAGATAAGATTAGATCTATCAATAATTACGGTATTCCACAAAATTCAGATAATGAACAAGCAGAAGAATTTGATGATAAGTCTGTTTGTGATAATTTTATCGAAGAACTTAACGTATGTGAACTTAAATATATTGTTATTGATAGAGAACGTAAAAAAATTCTTGCAAATACTATTACTCCAGATAATAATCAAAATACAGGATTTAATTATAGATTATTGGAAAGATATATAGGTAATAACAAAACATTAGAAGATTTCGTTGATAAGAAAAAGGAAGAATTATATTATATTGCAACAAATAATAATAGATATGCACCTGATTATAGATTTGAAGCGATGTCTAAATATAGCAAATATCTAAATGAAATGTGGGGTCGTAATAAGAATAAAAAAGTTTTACCTAAAATTCAAATATATGATGATCCACATATGGTAAAAGAAGAAGTTGATGCATTGAAAAAAGAAGAGAAAGACAAATTAAAGTTAATAACTGAAAAATGTGATTGGTAAATTAAACATTTTCAATAAGTTATTATATATATTAATGTAAATTTTAATTAATAATTTTAAATTACTAAAGTTAATGGATAATACAAAAGTAGCAATGTTTAATGAGAAGGGACAAGTAGAAACCCTTACTCAAAATCAGTATAACTATGATCAGCGTATTGCTGTTATGTCTGCTGATGAAAAGCAAAAGTATCTACAAAAGACAGAGAAACTTGATCGACATGATATGACAACTGTTACATCATATGGTAAGGAACTTAGCTCTGTTATTTCTCGAAATGGTGATAACCTTTTGAATTCTGTTCGTGGCGATAATTCATCTGTTGTTGTTCAGTTGACAAATGAACTTCTTGGACAACTTAATCTTATTGATATTGATGAGATTAATACTAATACACGGTGGAAAAAGTTTTGGCGTAATTTCCCTATTATTGGAAAGATGATGACTTCTGTTGAGTCTATTATGACAAAATATGATACTATTAAGGATAGCGTATCTAAGATTGGTGAAAAGATTGATCAAGCACGTACTGTTGCATTGAGAGATAACTCAACACTTAATGTTATTTTTGATGCTAATGTATCATATATTGAGCAAATACGAGAGTTGATTTTGGCTGCTAAAATTCGTGAGCAAGCAGTAAAGGATGAACTTGAAAATATGAAGGCACATGCAAATGATTATGAAATGTATGAGATTAATGATACTCAGAATTTCTTGAATCAGATCCAGAAGAAGGTTGTTGATATGGAGACAACTGAATATGTATTGACGCAGAATCTTCTTCAGATTAGAGCAACTCAGCAAAATAATATTGCAATTGCAGATAAGTCTGATAATATTGTAAATAATGTTTTACCGTTGTGGAAGAATCAGATTTCTATTAGTATCATTATGAATAATCAGAAAAATTCTATTGAGGCACAACAAAGAATTACTGATACAACGAATAAGATCCTTCGTGAAAATGCAAAGGCATTGCATATGAATTCTGTTAATGTTGCAAAGGCAAGTGAGGAATCGGTTATTAAACTTGATACACTTAAGGACACAACTCAGGAACTTATTCAGACTATTCAGGAAGTTAAGAATATTCATGAACGTGGTGCAGAGGAACGAAAAGAATATGAGCATCATTTGCGTGAATTTGCACGTCAACTTGAAGTATCATTGACAGATACAGATAAAAAGTAATTTTAGTATATATAGTTATGGGATTTTTTTTGATGGAAGCGAGTCCAAAAAAATCTGAACTAAAGACTAAGCAAGAACAAGAGCAAGACGCATTAATTGAACCTATTGTTGAATTATCAAAACAAGAGGCAAAGAATAATGCAAAAGCTCTTGTTAACAAAAAGTTTGTTATTGGACAAAAGTATATGCTTAGGCAAAAGTCAGTTTGTGGATCAAGAGAAATAGTTAAGAAATATATATGTAAGAAGTTTATTTATACATCAAAAAGTCAACTTCTTAATGTATTAATTCTTAAGCAAGTAGAAGGACCACAAGGAACTATATTTACATTAAATAGAAATGATTGCAAAATGTATCATATTAAGTATGAACCAGGATTGCAAGTATTTTCTATGGAGTTTAATTGGATTCCTTGTAAGTAAAAAATATTTTAAATAAATTATAGACTTTATCTAATTTACATTATATGATTATTGTAATTTGAATTTAATAAAGTAATATAAACTAAATAACAAATATGTCAACAAATAAGTTTTTGAAACTTCATTCAAAGGAAGATAACAGTGTTATTATTATACGTATTAATAAGATTAGTATTGTATGTACAGAAGATAAAGTAACAACTGTATATTTTGATGATGATAATATTGATAGTATTACAGTGAATGAAACACCCGAGAAAATTTATCAAAATATTATTGATTTTGGTAATACAGATTTTTTGAAGCTTCATTCGAATGACGATAATTCTGTAATGATTGTAAATACAGATATTATTTCTGTTATTTCTCAAACAGAGGAATCTGGAAAGTATGTATCAACTATTTACTTTAATAATGAGGCAATTGAGTCTGCAACATTCAATGAATCACCTGAGCGTATTTATCGAATGATGAATGAAGATATTGCTCAAAATAATAAAGAGGATAGTACTAATAAGTAAAAGATATAATATAAAAAATAATAGTATAACTGAATCTATAGGCTAAACCATTATGATTTTATGACCATTTCCTTTATCAGATAAGTATCAATAGATATTTATAATTAGAAATATGATATGAATATATGTATAGTTGTAGTAATATATAATAGAATATGAACGATTAAATATATTTAAGAA